CATTTTCTGCCTTTACTATCATTTCGTAGTTTTGGATTGCTGATGCTTTCAGTCTGTATGTTTTCATTGTGTGTCTCCTTATTTTCTTTTATGCCTTGGGAGTTCCTAGCGGATTCTCCCTCGACAAGTAGCAATCTAATGCAAGCGGATTGACTCATCAATACTTTCTTTTCGTCAAAACTATGTTAGAAGTTTTCCTAATGGATGAAACTTGCGCAGCTCCAGGCGCGATAGAATTGCCAACCGATAAGGCGAAGAACGGTAGGCCAACGCAATACGATGAAAAGCTAGGCGCGAAGATAATAGATGCGGTCCGCGCAGGATTTACTTTAGAACGCGCAGCGGAATATGTCGGAATAAATCCAGGAACGGCGCAAGGTTGGGTTACAAAGCGTCAAGACTTTGGCCGACTCATAAAAAAGGCTAGGCGCGAACATGAGATGGGACTACTTCGCAGCGTGGAATTAGCAGGGGAAAAGAGTTGGCAGGCGCGAGCCTGGATACTGGAGAGAACGCACGGCTACGCACAACCCAGTGCGCGGCTGAATGTTACGCAAGATGTCACCCACGGCATCAGCGGGAATCTAGCGCAGCTCCTCGCGGGCATCGCGGGAAGGAAGCGAGAGAAGAAGGCCGAGGTTATAGATGTGAACCAAAGTAAATACAATCTTTATTCTGCGACAAATGAAGTCAAATGTGTTGATGCTGTTAGCACTTGTGACGAAGTTGCAAAGCCAATCATCTCAACACATAAGCAAACTTTGCCAAAGCCTCGACATAAGCGAATGAAACTACGCAAGCCAAGAGCAGAGTCTCTTGCAAAGTATCCGCCCACCACCACGCCACCCGCCAACCCCCCAGCCCCCATTTAATACGCATAAACCCCCCCAAATTATTCTGGCTCAAAACAAAAAGAGGTCTTAAACTTCACCAATGCCAAAGCCTCCCAAGCGCAGTCAAGAAGAGATACTAGAAGACCTCTCTAAACCATCTGCTTTCGCCTCTAACGTACTAGGCATCAATCTGTATGACTGGCAACGCAAGGTATTGCGCGATTTAGAGCCTAGAGACTGTCGCGTAGCTCTGCGTGCAGCCAACGGCTCTGGCAAGACCAGCACAGTCATTTCGGCTATTTTGATATGGCACGCGCTAGTTTACCCGCGCTCAATCGCTGTAACTACGGCAGGCGTTTTCCGCCAAGTCGAAAGCCAACTCTGGCCTAGCCTGCGCAATCACATTGCCAAGCTTGGTGGTGCTTGGGAGGTCACATCTGGCGAGATTCGCTACCTCCACCCCAATGGCAACACATCACGCATTATAGGCTACTCAGCGACTGATCCTGGGCGTGCTGAAGGCTGGCACGCAGAGGACCACGAATACCATCCATTGCTGATGGTGGTGGACGAAGCCAAGACCGTAGCCGACCCGCTGTTCGAGGCTATCAGCCGATGTCAACCAACCCGCTTGCTAATTGCATCCAGCCCAGGCGGGACTAGCGGTGCGTTCTATCGTGCGTTTACCAAGGAAGCCAATATGTGGTCGAAACACGCAGTCACAGCGTTTGACTGCCCACACATAACGCAGACCCAGATTGATGAGGTAATCCAGCGATACGGCGAGAAACACCCGCTGACCCGATCTATGATCTACGGCGAGTTTGTTGACATAGGGCTGGAAAGCTTGGTTATCAATCTCACCCAGTTACAGAACTGCTACAACACGCCACCACGATTCAGACCTGGTGTACGCATAGCAGGCGTGGACTTTGCAGCGGGTGGCGATCAGAACGTGATCTGCATAAGTGACGGCAACAAGATCCTGCCCATGATCGCTTGGCGTGAGAAAGATACGATGGCAGCCGTAGGCAGGTTTATAGTCGAGTTCAAGAAGGCTGGACTGGAAGCAAACAACATCTACGCTGACGCAAGCGGTATGGGGATGGTTATGTGCGATGCCTTGGCTGAGTCTGGATGGGTAGTCAATAGGGTGAACTTTGGGGCTACGGCATACGACAACAACGCCTACACCAATCGGTCTGCCGAGATGTGGTACGGGATGGCAAAGAAGATTGAGGATGCTGAGATCATATTGCCAGAGGATGAGGACTTGACAGCGCAGTTGACTTGCAGGCGAACAATCACCAACAGCAAGGGTAAGCTTGGCGTGGAGTCAAAGGACTCAATGCGTGCCAGAGGCATAGCCTCACCCGATAGGGCTGACGCGCTGGCCTTGTGCCTCAGTAGCTCAAATGTCGGTCTTGACTTGACATTTCAGATAGAGCGTCCAACTTGGAAGTCACTTCAAGAAATGATGGTATCCCACGATCCCGTCATGGCTGGATTTGACCCAGGAGGATAAACACTATGAATATCTGGAATTGGATTACTTCAAATTGGCAAGAGATCGTAGCCGCTGTTGGTGGCATCGTTCTCGCTGCTCGCATCATTGTCAAACTCACACCGACCCCAGCGGACGATACGTTCTTGGAAAAGATCGTAAACTTCCTCAAGACAGTCGGACTGAATATTAAATAATCTTTGTGCTGCGTGCAATCCTTGAGATCATCGCAGCCGTGTTTCGCATCATTCCAGGTTGGGAACAGAAACGCACTCAGAACGCTGAGAGCGAATGGCGCAAGAATCGCAAAGCTATTGAGCGTGATCTGCGTGGCGAGTCTTGGTGGTTGCGCAACAACGACACCAGTGACGCACACAACAGGGATAGTTGAAGAGTTAATGAAAGATCCTACTTACATTGAGATTCGCAGAGGTACACCTGGCACACGCGAGTGGGCGAGGAAAGCCTTGAATGCAGTCAACGATCTTTCATACGAACTTAAAGTGGAGCGCAACAAATGAACCCTTACGATTTGTTAAGAGAGCCTTTTCAAAGCGAAATGGATTATTTCGATAAGAATAGAAATGTAACTGGTATGGCAGCTGAAGATAATAAAATTATTCTTAACCCATATTCTAACCTAAACGAACAACAAAAGGATGCCGTAATTAAAAATGAGGCAACAAGAATATTGATTCGCACTGGTCAAATAGAAAAACCAAATTTCGATCTTACGGAAGAACAAAATAAAGCCCTTGATAATACTACATACAAAAATGCAAGTGAGGATGACAGAAAAGCAACCATAGCAGCAAGATTGTTTACTGGAGATACTAGCGGTCAAAATGCCACAGAAGAACAGATGAATTATATTTCAAAACTTTCCGATTTATTTAACAAGGATAACAAATGAACGCTAAAGATACCGCAAGAACAGAATATTACACGAGAATCATCGAGGCTCTTAACCAGCGCGAAACCTGGGAGAACCGTCAGCGGTTGTTCTATCAAGCCCGCTACTTTGGTGTACGCCGTAAGATCAAGCCTTGGCCTACAGCCGCCGACCTGCACGTTCAGCTAATCGACACAGCGATTGAGAAGCTGAAACCCAGCTTCGTCAACAGCGCGATTGGCAACGACATCCTTTCCAGCTTTGTGCCGATGCGCCAACAGTTAGCCCCGCTGACAGTCTCAGCCGAGCGTTGGTTTGATTACCAGATGCGCGAGCGTACTAACTTCCAGAAAGAGATTGTTTCCGTAATTGACAACTTACTCCTCTACGGGCGTGGCGTGTCAAAGGTAATCTGGGACGAGGACAAGAAGCGCATTGAGTTTGAGGCTATTGATCCTTTCCACATCATCGTTCCTTCCTATACCAAGGAGTTCAAAGATGCAGACTTCATCGTTCACATCATCTCAACGAGTGTCGATTCCTATAAGGCAAATCCCTTGTACAAACAGGATGAGGACTTTATCAAAACAATTTCGGGTAAACCCTCCAAATCGGTGGGCTTACGAAGTGAGATTCAAGACGAGATTTACAGGCGTGAAGGAATTACTCAAGAAGCTGAGAATGACCGTATTGTCCTTTGGGAAATGTACACTCCGTCCGAGGATGGATGGAAGGTCGAAACTTATAGTCCGCTTGTTTTAACTGAAGATGTACGCAAACCATTTATTTTGCCGTATCGTCACGGCGAACCACCTTTCGTAGATTTCCCTTATGAAGTTACTGGTGGCGGTTGGTACAGTCCACGAGGTGTGGCCGAGATCCTCCTCCCGAATGAGAACCTCTTAAATAAGCTCAAAAATTCTTTGAGCGACTACGTGGAACTTGCCAACCGCCCCGTTTTCGAAGCACAGAATCCGATCTCTCTAAACACATCGAACTTGAAGATGCAGCCTGGGCAGATTCTGCCACAAGGCTTGAAACCTGTTCAGTTCAGCCAACCTCCATTCGACTTCCAGAAACTGATGCTCGAAGAGCGTCTTCTTTCCGAACAGCGGATGGGCAATCCAGACTTCGGTGCTGGGTCGCAGTTCCAGGTGTCGGATCGCAAGACTGCCACCGAGATTCAAGCGTTGCAGTCGCAGGCAGCAGCGTCTGGCGATTTGCGCAATCGTATGTTCCGAATGGGTCTAGCCCATCTCTTCAAGCAGTGCTGGTCGCTTTACACGCAGTACAACAAGAAAGACTTGATGTACCGCTATGCGGAAGAGACTGGCTCGATGCCACC